AATTGGAACCCACATACACTTACACTTTTAGATGACCTTTTAAAAGAAGAAAAATTAACTGAAGGTATGGACCAAGAAAAAATGGATTTTTACCTTTTAAATTATTTAGACAAAAATTGGAGGGGACCCCTAGAAAGAAAAGTTAATAAGATGAGTGATTATAACTTTATGGGTATTTGGTTAACTGGTATGCTTGCAGATATGATAGCTGATTTACGAAAATTAGGTTTATACCCAGAAATAGATTTTAAAGCTAACCCAGAAAAAGGTGTTGTGGAGTATGAGGACTTTACAAATATATTAGGTGATGAGAATACCTTTGTTTATAAACCTGTTGCAGAATGGATAGAAGGGATTGTTAGTCAAACCAAAAATCCGACTCTTTCTTAGTGGATTTAAATTCGTAAAAAGAATTACCTAACTTACCTATAACATTTTCACCTAACTTTATAGAATTTTTTACATCTTCTACAATAACATATTCGTTAGAAGTATGGTAATTGTAATATCCAGCAGCAAAGTTTAAACACGCAAAATTAAATTTATCTTTAAGAACCATAGTATCGGTATATGGATGATGTCTCCACTCAGTAAAACCATGTTCTAAAATTATATTACGAGTCTTATTAAAAAACTCAGACTTTTGTTCAAATAATCTAACCCCCATTAAAGAAAGTGACATAGTATCATTTTCTGTGGAGTCAAATTGTATGGCGTAACCAACATCTTTAAAAAACTCTTCATTAGCACCTCTACTTCCATGACAACCAGTCTCTTCAGCAACTGGAAAAAATCCCTTAATAACATCAAATTTTTCCAATAATTGTAAACATATAAAGACACCTGCTTTGTCATCACCCCCTATACCTGTTGGTGACCCATCTTCTTTTGTGTAAGCTTTCAAAGCTAACCTACTTTCTCCTTGTGAATTAGGTAAATATTCTTCTCTAACATCCATCTCTACAATATCATGAACACTATCTGTGTGAGCTAAAACCAAAGGGTAGTAGTCAGAAACCCCCTTAGTTACATATAAATTCCCTAAATCATCTTTTTCATAATCATATCCCATTTTTTTAAAATGTGACATAAGATAATTTATTAACCTCTCTTCTTCCCAAGTCTTAGTTGGTATCGACAACAATTCTTTTAATTTTTCTTTCATATTAAACTCTTTTAGAGTAACCCACCACTTGATAGTAATCTCTTTTACCATCACAGAAGTCAATTACTAATTGTAATAAACCTTTAAACATAAACGCATCATCAGACCTCTTCTCACATAAAATGAATAATTCTAAGATACTAGAGAGAAACTCTACACTTAGATACCCACAACCATCTATGCCCTGAAAGTCTGTTAGAGACTCTCCCACATACTGTAGTTGGTAGTTATTGCGACTTTCCTGGGTCTCAAAAGGAGTCATAATATCGTATAAGTCTAAATACTTCTGCACAAAGTCTCTAACCATTTCTTTATTAAATTCCGCTTTAACCAGTAAGTCTACAATCCAATGAGTATGAGAAGGTGTCCTCAATCTATTTGCTATCTCTTTATATTTCACAATAAAGTCTAATTCTGGGTAAGAACCCCTAAATCCCTGAAACATAGCTACTTTCGTACCATCACTAAGTTTAAATTCATTTACAGATTCTACCCTTGGTCCATTTTTTATTTTGTATTCTAATTTTTCCATTATTTATATTTTACAACTTTGGGGTTTAATTCCCAGTTAAACTTATATTTTGATGTGTACTTGTTATTGTTGTGTTTTTTACAACACTTACCACATGCTTTTTCTACTTTTGATTTTCTCGCGTAATAAACGTCTCTTTCACAACTAGGACATGTAGCTACCCATTTCATAAATTGGGACTTATCAACACCGGAACCACTACTACATCTCTCACCACTACAACCTATAGACCTAGCTACCCTTTTCCACTCAGCATCATGATTTGAGTATCCTCTATTTTTATAATCTAGTCCATGTGCAATTTCATGAAGAATAGTATTAATTACTCTTTTTTCGTTAGTTTCATGTTCTGTCATAGGTCTAGAAAGTGAAAGTGTTTTTAATCTACCATTGTGACAACCAAATCTACGAACTGCTCTGTCCCACTTAAAAGTGTAATCAGAAAGACCGTGTTGTCTCATCAACCTAAGGGCTATATTTCTTGCTTTTTCTAATTTCATACTACAAAGATAAGAAAAAAATATTAAATGGCCGAATATAAACGTGAAATTTTTCTTAAAGAATCATGTCCTGCTTTATTAAAACGTTTTTCCCAGAATTTAAGAAAGTTTTGTGGTGAAGATAGTACTTTGTTGGATAGGTTAGGTATTGTTATAGTTTCATCAGCAGAAAAATCTTTGAGGAAATCTTCGTATGTTACAGACCAGTTTTGAATTAATTGGTCAAGTACCACATTTTTTATTTCTTCTATTGGTGTCTTTTTACCATCGTATTCCCTAACCCTATCTATTGTTTCCTGTGTTAACTCAAAGTCATCAAAAAACTTTTGAGCACTAAAGTTATTAAGTCTTTTAGCATAAGAAAAAGCTCTAGAAGTTTTCAAAAACTCTATAAATTCTTCTTTAGAATTAATATTTTTATTTCTTAGTAAGCCATAAACTTCAGAGATTCTAGCATTAAGTTCAAAACTTAAATGGAGATAAATCATAAACATTAACTCATCCCAGTCATCCACAGCACCCATTTTATTTAACATCTGAGTTAGATTGGCTACTTGCTCAAAGTTTGGTTTGGCAGAATTACTTAATATTCTTTTATAAAATTCATAAACATGTGTAAGTTCGTGAAATAAAACAGACTCAGCATAAGGTTTTATTTCTGAGTTATAAAGTTCTACAAAAGAACCATTTTCATAGGAAGACTCAGGGATATTAATTTCCATATTTATAATACCACCGACAACTAAAGGTAAAGTTTTTCCATCGTCAAAGGTAGCGTCTACTAAATTAATTTCACTAGTATCAAAAGAAGCAGCGTCTATATAATCATCACCACTTCGTATACTTTCATCAGGTACTATATTCAATTTTAAGTTTAGTTGTGGTTCAGCTAAAGGAAAATCTAAAAATTTATCATTAGAACTATTCCAACCCCTAGACACAGCTTTTGTTTGTACATCATCACCGGTAAAAAAAACTTCTTTATCTTCAGAAGATAATAACATTAACAATCCATCATTAATTACATCAGAAAAGGTATCTGCCCAAAACTCAATTGATTTGGGGACACCTAAGGCCTCTTTAATTAATCGTTTAGATTGTTTCTGTGTTATTATAAATTTCATCAACTATAAATATCATATTATTAACCTTTAGCGACAACTTTAAACTTATTAGATTTTTTTGAGTAGCTTAGACTGTATAAATTCCCTTCCTTAATACCGTCTTTTAATATCTGAGCAGATATGTAGTCCTCAACCTCTGACTGTATGGCTCTTTTTAAAGGTCTAGCACCAAAATTTTCATCATAACCAATATTACATATATGTTCTGAAACACTAGGACCAAATTTTATATTATAATTTTTTTCTTTTAGTCTAGTAGTTAAAAAAGATAACTCTATCTTAACTATTTTTTTAACACTTTCCTTATCCAAACTCTCAAATATTAAAATATCATCTAAACGGTTTAAAAATTCCGGGTTAAAGGTATTTTTTAAAGATTTAGATATGATAGCTCTAATCCTCTCTTTATCTGTTTGTTCAGAAGCTTTAGTAGTAAAACCTAAACTCTTACTAAAATCCTGTGATTTTTTAACACCTATGTTAGAAGTCATCATTATCAGTGTATTTCTAAAGTTTATTTTTCTACCAGCAGCATCTGTAACATACCCATCATCTAAAATTTGTAAAAGAATATTAAAAATGTCTCTATGGCCTTTTTCTATTTCATCGAAAAGAATTAAAGAATATGGGTTTTGTCTAACTTTTTCAGTAAATTGCCCACCCTCATTATAACCTACATATCCAGGAGGAGAACCAATTAATCTAGAAACTGAGTGTTTTTCTTGGTATTCAGACATATCCACTCTAATTATAGACTCCTCAGAACCAAATAACAATTCGGATAATTTTTTTGCCAAGTGAGTCTTACCAACACCAGTAGGACCTAAACAAATAAAAGAACCAATAGGTTTATCTAATTCTTTTATACCAATAGAATTACGTCTAATAGATTTTACAATAGTATCAATTGCTACGTCCTGACCAATAACTTCCTTTTTTAATTGAGTATCCAGATTCAAAAGATTCTTTTTTTCATTCCTATTCATTCTACTTAAAGGAATTTTAGTTATTTTAGATACTACCGTCATAACATCTTCTAAAGTTATAGAAATTTTATTTAAAGATTGTTTTTCTTCCCAAGCAGAGGTTAACTTTTTTAGTTTTTGGGTTAACTTTCTTTCGTTATCCCTCAGGTCTGCAGCTTTTTCATACATTTGAGATTTAACAACCTCAATCTTTTCTAATTTTAATAAATCAATTTCACCTTTTAATTTTTCTAAAGCCTTTGGAGTTTTGACTTCAATCTGTACCATAGAACCTACCTCATCTATAACATCTATAGCTTTATCTGGAAAAGCTCTATCACTAATATATCTGTCTGCTAAGTTAACACATAACTCAACAACTTCATCATTATATTTTACATTGTGATGTTCCTCATATACATGTCTTATATTTTTTAGAATCTCCATTGTTTCCATAACCGTAGGAGGGTCGATAGTAACTTTTTGGAATCTTCTTTCTAGAGCCCCATCACGCTCAATTTTTTCTCTAAACTCATCTAATGTAGTAGCTCCTATACATTGTACCTCACCCCTTGCTAATGGTGGTTTAAATATATTAGCAGCATCTAAATTTCCAGAAGAATTACCGGTTCCAACAACAGTATGAATTTCATCTATAAAGATGATAACTTCTTTATTTTCCCTTAACTCATCAATTATAGCTTTCATTCTCTCCTCAAATTGACCTCTATACTTAGTACCAGCAACTAAAGAAGATAATTCTAAAAGTACTATTCTTTTATTTAGTAACTTTCTAGGGCACTTACCTAAATGAATCATGGTAGCTAACATTTCTACCACCGATGTTTTACCAGCTCCTGGTTCTCCAATCAAAACCGGATTATTCTTTTTACGTCTTGCCAAAATCTGTACAATACGTTTTACTTCTTCATCCCTACCTATAACAGGGTCTAATTCACCTTTCGCCGCTAAAGCTGTTAAATCACGTGAAAAGTTATCTAAAATTGGTGTACCACTTTGGGGGGTACTTGGTTTTTGTTTTTCACCACTACCACTTAATTCTTCCATATCTGAATCTGCACTAAAATCTATCATATTATTTTTTTTTATAAATTTACTATATTTCTATAAATAATCAACCAATGACAAAATGTCATAATGTTTGTCATGTTTGACACTCTCTTTATAATTTACTATCATTGGTATACTATTTGAAGTGTAAAAGTAATGAAAATAATTTCATAAACAAAAATAAAAACAAAAAAATGACAAAAGTAATTGGAATTGATTTAGGAACAACAAATTCGTGTGTTTCGGTGGTTGAAGCAGGGTCTCCTGTAATAATTGTAAATTCAGAAGGTAAAAGAACCACCCCTTCTGTAGTATCATATAAAGAAGGTGATAGGTCTGTGGGTGACCCAGCAAAAAGACAAGGTGTCACAAACCCTAAAAATACTATTTATTCGGTAAAAAGATTTATTGGTAGTAAATTTAGTGAAATAAGTAAGGAAGCTAAAAAAATGCCTTATGATGTTATTAAAGGTGATAAAGATATAGTAACGGTTAAGGTTGCTGATAAATCTTATGTACCACAAGAAATTTCAGCGGTAGTTTTACAAAACTTAAAAAAGACAGCCGAAGATTATCTAGGTAGTAAAGTGACCGAAGCTGTAATTACAGTACCAGCTTATTTTAATGACGAACAAAGAAATGCGACAAAAGAAGCTGGAGAAATAGCTGGATTAAAAGTGCTAAGAATTATAAACGAACCAACAGCCGCGGCATTAGCTTACGGACTAAATGAAAATGAAGACAAAGTAGTTGCTGTATATGATTTAGGTGGTGGTACGTTTGACATCTCTATCCTTGAAATTGGTGATGGGATATTTGAGGTTATGTCTACTAATGGGGACACTCATTTAGGTGGTGACAACTTCGACGAAAAAATAATCGACTGGTTATTAAATGAATTCAAGACAGAAAATGGTATGGATTTAAGTAATGACCCTTCAGCGTTACAGAGATTACGAGAGGCTTCGGAGAAAGCAAAAGTAGAATTATCCAACTCAACAACAACAGAAATAAACCTACCTTATATTACCGCTGATAATACAGGACCAAAACATTTAGTACGTACATTAACTAAGGCTAAATTTGAGTCTATGGTAGAAGATTTAGTTAAAAAGAGTCTAACACCTTGTAGAAAAGCAATTAAAGACGCTGGACTAAAAGTAACAGACATCGATGAAATCTTACTTGTGGGTGGTTCTACAAGAATACCTGTAATACAAGAAGCGGTAGAAAAACTATTCAAGAAAAAACCATCAAAAGGTGTTAACCCAGATGAAGTTGTTGCTATGGGTGCAGCGATACAAGGTGGGGTTCTAGCGGGTGATGTTAAAGACGTATTGTTATTAGATGTAACACCACTTTCATTAGGTATAGAAACTATGGGAGGTGTAATGACATCGTTAATCGAGTCTAACACAACAATACCAACTTCTAAATCTCAGGTATTTTCTACAGCTGTTGATAATCAACCAGCAGTAGATATCCATGTTTTACAAGGAGAAAGACCAATGGCTCCGGACAATAGAACTCTAGGAAGATTCCAACTAACAGATATACCACCATCACCAAGAGGGATACCACAAATTGAGGTTACTTTTGATATTGATGCTAATGGTATTATTGATGTTAAAGCTGTAGATAAGGGTACTGGTAAAGAACAAAACATTAAAATAGAGTCTGGCAGTAGTTTATCTGATGAGGAAATTGATAGAATGAAAAAAGAAGCCGAAGCAAATGCATCAGAAGACGCTAAGAAAAAAGATGAGGTTGAGAAACTTAATGAGGCAGACGCGATGGTGTTCCAAACTGAAAAACAACTAAAAGAATATGAAGAAAAATTAGATGACACATCTAAAGAACAACTTTCTGAAATAGTTACTAGGTTGAAGAAAGCTAAAGAAGATAAAGACCTAACTTCTATAGACACTATAATGGAAGAGATAAATCAAAAATGGCAGGAAGTATCAACACAACTATATGAAAATAGTGAATCTGAAAATGAAGGTAAAAATACAAATACAGAAGATACTACAGACGTAGAGTTTGAAGAGGTAAAATAATTTTTAATTAATGAAAGGAATTAAGTTTCCTTTCATTATTAAATTACATATAATTAAAAAAAAAATACTATGAAAATATACACAAACCCATCATGTCATTACTGTAAAAAAGTAAAAGACGCGTTAATTGAAAATGAAGTTGATTTTGAAGAAGTTATTACTAGTGAAAACTTTGATGAGTGGAACGACCTTTTAAGAATAACTGGACTTGCGGTAACACCAACTATTAAATTCCAAGAAGAAATTTGGTTACCTAATAGAGATTTTAGAACTCCAGAGGAGTTAGTGGCTAGAGTTAAGCATTTTGTAGGACACCCGATGCCAGTATTAAAGTTAGAAGAAAGGGTAGAACAATTATTAAATGCTACAAAAAATTTAGCTTTATTACTTAATAATATGGGACAACAAATCCAACAAATACAACAACAGACTGCTGGAACTCCTAATATTGTCAATAACCCACAAGGTAATAATCCACAACCTAACCCATCAACAGCTCAACCACAAGCACAAGGTTAATGGCTATTAAAAAAGAAAAAATAGAAGGTAAATTTATAATTAATGAATACGATTCCTCCAATTTAAAATCATCAAACTATAATACTGAAACAAGTGAATTAGTTGTTGAGTTTAAAAAGGGGGGAAAATATTCTTATGAAAAAGTACCTATATCTATTTTTACTAAAATGAGAATGGCGGAGAGTCAAGGTTCATATTTCGCAAAAAACATATCTAAAAATTATAAATACAAAAAATTGTCATAGATAAGGTTTACGTATATTTATAATATATGGCAATATCCAACACAAAAATAATAAAGAGTTTTGATTTAAAAGATGAATTAAATCGTGATATTTGGTTTTTAGATGGGGATACCTATAAAATGAAACCAGAAGTACGTAATGCTTTAATAGAGATTGTGGAAAATTATGTTGATTTTACCGATTTAGATTTAGACATAGAGGATATAACACTAACTGGTTCATTATCTAATTATAATTGGTCAGATTTTTCAGACGTAGACTTACATATTATAATGGATTTTCCTGATGGACCAAACTCATTACTTAAAAAATATTTAGACAGTAGAAGAATAATTTGGAATTCTTTAAGGGATGTTACTATTAAAGACTTTGATGTTGAAGTTTATGCTCAAGATAGTAGTGAACCTCATTTTGCTAGTGGAGTATACTCTGTTTTATATAATGACTGGATTGTAGAACCAACTAAAGGTGAAGATATAGAAATAGATACACAAAAATTGTTAAGTAAAGCAAAAGGATGGATGGAAAAAATAGATACTATAGAAGTTAACGCAAAACGTAAAGAACCACAAGAAGTGTTAGACGATATTCAACAATTTAAAGACAAGTTAAAAAAGTATCGTGGAAGCGGTTTAAAAGATGAAGGTGAATACTCCTATGAAAATTTAGCTTTTAAATTCTTAAGAAGAAATGATTACTTAAAAAAAATAAATGACGTTAGAAATGAATTAATCGACAAAACTCTTACTGTCGAAGAAAAAGTTTCTGATATTTAGATATATTTATAAATAAATAAAAATTAATTAATTAATTATGGCTGGAGGAAATTACGGAGGCGATTCAATACCTACAAAAGCTATTGAGGGTTATGATTTAGTAAATACTACTACTTATGACTCTTATAATTGCACAAAAATAGTAACGTCTGGGGCAGCGGCTACATTTACCTATCAAGGACTTACCTTAGGTATAGAAGCTGGTGGGTCAATGGATTTTATTGTAAATCCTGCTGGTGTTACCGCGTCTGCTGGAGCTATCTTCTTGTGTTACCCATGTAATGGTTGTGGATTAATGTCTGGAACAACAGGAGGTGGTGACCCCGCGGAATATTACTCTGGTACCTCAGCACAATTTAGACCAACTATAATTGGTGGTGGAGGATTAAACAGTTAAATAAAATAAAATAAAAAATAAATTAAAATGGGACGATTAAAACCTATAGGTAGTGAAAAATTACAGGGTGACGACAAAGTTAAAAGAATAATGGAAATTGCTCGCTTTGGAGAAACAAATAAAAATGAAGATTTACACGTTGAGACTAATCACTTTACTAAAAAAGGTGCTGATGGTAGAACTTACTCTATTGTATTAGAACGTGATGGGTATTATCTTAAATCAGGTATTAATGAATCTGAGTTAGACTACTTAAGTGGAGCTATGAACAAAAAAAGAGACCGTTTTAAAAGTTATGGTTCAGCACTTAAAAGAATGAATTTAATATTTAAACCATTAAATGAAGAATATAATGATGGAAAAGCAATTTCTATGTATGAGCCAAGTGAGGAAATGGAAGAACAAGAAAAATTTGTTTTAAATGTACCTGATGAAGAAGGTGGTGAAGAAGATATTGATATGGGTATGGATACTGAAGCTGGTGAAGATGATTTAGATATGGACCTTGACATGGATATGGATGATGAGGAAGAAGATATTGATGTAGATGTAGAAGATGAAGGTGGTGAAGAAGAAATGGAAGGATTTATGAAACCTATACAAAAATTAACTGGTAAATTAGGTCAGAAACTTAGAGATGTAGAGGAAGAGTTAGGTAGTGCAGATATTAAGTATGTTTTAAACTCAGTAATATCAGCTGTAAATTTAGATAATCTAGACGAAGATGATATGGATGACATTTTAGATAGGTTTGATGATGATGAAACATCTTATGGTGATGAAGAAGAGATGGATGTTGATATAGACATGGGTGATGAAGATATGGATTTGGATACTGAAGATGATGTGGATATGGACCTTGATATGGATGATGAAGAAGTAGCTATGGAATCTATAAAAGAAAATATAGGAAACGGTAATGGACAAAACTTTGGTTTAATGGGGACACCAACAGCAAAATATAAAGAACTTTTAGAAAAAGAAGATATCGAAGAGGATGATGTGGAAGAAGGTGAAGACGAAGAGGTAAAAGAAATGGAAACACCAGCTATTGAAGATGTTGAGGAGGGTGTAGCTGTAGAATCATTAAAAGAAAGGGTTGGTAACTTGTTAGAGTCTTACGTAACTAAAAAAACAAAAAAAGTTAAATCTATAAAAAAAGAAACTACAACCCCACAAGATTACTTAAATTCTAGATTAGAAAAAATAAAAGAAAGTAAAAAAATTAAAAAAAATTATAATACTATAGAACAAGAACTTAGTTGTGAAAAGTTTTTAAAAGAAAATAATTCTTTTAAATTTAAAAGAAAAACAGAAACTGGTAAAATAATACTAGAAAGTAAAGATAGAAAAGTTTGGATTTTAAATAATGGTACTATAAAGTAAAATGAAACTTTTATTTATAAACGAATTAGGTCCAGACTATAAGAATGAAAATATTTATGAGTTTATATTCGGTGATAATCTAGAAGAAATGTGGGGAGACGACTGGGATTCTACTCCCGCACATGGAAAACCAGGTCCACCAGAAATACAATTCATAAAAAAAGTAGGTGTTTTAAAAGGAAAAAACATTAAGTTGGAGTTAGTTCAGAACTCAGACTACTTCTCAATGGAACACGCTTTAGATAATGTTATAGCCTTAGGGTGGGAAACATATGAAGAGTCATATGAAAATGATGAAGAAGAAAGATTGGTTTTCCATTTTGGTGAGGACAGTAAAAAAATACTAGACAGATTATATGCTAGAGATATAATATTAGAATTTGATAAAATTTTAACAAATGCCACAAACTAGAAAAGAATTAATCAAAAAATTTATAAATGAAGGGTTCACACACAGGACCCTATCTTCATTTTCAGACACTCAGTTAAAAACATTAAGTAAAAAACTCTTCAACGAAGCTGAAACAAGCACAGTAAAAAAGACAACATATACTAAATCAGAAGTGGATAAAATGAAACAGGAGGACGGTGGATTAAATGTTGATGGTACTGTAACACCTAATGAGGATGGTTCTGTAACAGTAACCACAAATGAAGGACATGAGACTGAAGAAGAATTAGATATAGAAACTGATAAAACTGGAAATCCAGATGTGGATATTGATGGTACACCTTTACTCAGAGAAAAAGAAATAGAGGAAAAATTTGCTAGTAAAGCTCAACAAAAATACCTATACGCTATTAATCCAGCAGCCGCTAAAAAATTAGCATCTAAGATGACTCCAGAAGACTATAAAAATCTACCAGAAAAAGTAGATGAAGAAAAAGTACTAGAAAATTGGGTTATGTCTTTGGTAGAATCCGACCAAAGTGCTGAGATAACGAAAGCTAATTTTATAGAAACAATAAAAAAAAATCTATCTAAAAAAAACATAAGTGAGTCAAAGATTGTAGGGACCGAAGAACAAAATGAAGCGTTCAAAACGATAGTTGAATTAGGTGAAGAAATGGAACCAGTTATGGGTGTAGAAATTGATGATTTTGATAGTGATGGTCATTTAAATGGTTATCTAAAAGGAGGAAAAAATATTATTGATTTAAATATTTGTCCATCTGGTAATATAAAACTTAATGGTATGCCGGTTGGAGAAATGGATTTAAATGAGACTGATAGAGATGATGAGGGTGAATATATGGGGGCACCTATGGATACTACAGCACCAGTAGAAACACCAACCATAGCACCTACTAAACCAGGAGAAAAGAAAAGAAGAGGGCCTTTTCAAAAACCTAAAGTAAAACCAAAACCAAAAGCTGGTAAAGGTGGGGAATCCCCACTACCAAACTGGTTAACATCAACTAATTTAGGTAAAGCACTAACACAACATGGCTAAGAAAAAATTAAATGAAGCACCACCTATTGATTATGGTGACGGTAGAGAAAGAATGTCACCAGATATTGAAAGGAAGTTAGGGTCCCAAGAACACCCACTAGGTGCACATCAAGCATTTCCAGATGTAGATAAAGATGGTATTCCAGATAACTTTGAGGAGTTAATCGCCTCCCAAAGATTTAAAGACGTTATACAAAAAGTAAAAGATGCAACAGGTGTGGAGAATATTGACCCACAAACTTTTATGTCCCTACAACCAATGTTAATGCAAGCAGCAAGAAGAATCATGGAGATAGAGTCTCAAAACAAAAACACATTAGAAAACTTAGCTGTAGAGTTAGTGGTTAATGAAATGGGAATACCAGAAGGTGATTTACAATTTGACGCAAGACTAGAAAAACCAAATATTTCTGGAATGCAAACAAAACCACAAAAAAAGAAAAAGAAGGAATTAGAGTTTCCTAACTTTGAAATGGAGGACGAAGCAGCTAAAAGATTACAAAAATTAGATTTAGAAAAACAAAAAAGAAGGTTTATAAATTCTTTAATACAGGGTTCAGCAAAAAAAGCACACTATATGTATCACCTGGTTAATGAAAAACTAAATGAAATTAACCCTGATTTAGTAGGACTATACTCAATAGTTATGTCAGTAAATGATTTAATGTATTGGATAATGCCTGACATGGAAGGTATGATTGGTGGTGGTGGAGCAGAATCTGCAATGGCTGGAAAAGAAGAACTAGATTTAGAAACCGACCCACCAACAATAAAAGCTACTGGACTAATGTTCCCTATTTTGGTACACGAATTATACAAAGGAGTTATGGAGTATATATCAGCTCATGGTTTACCTTCAGACCCAGAAATGGCGGATGAGGTTATAGGTATGGAAGATACTTTACCAGCAGAAGTGTGGGATTTAAGACTAGGACCAGTAATTTGGGAAAAATTTTTAGAGGTCTATCCGGATAACTTTTTTGATATGGAGGAACAAAAGAGGATTAAAAACTATTTTTATTTTAAATTTGTAAGTTTAGAAGCTGAAGAATTTCTTAAATTAGCTAAAGAAATATTATCAGGTAGTCAAAAAGGTAAGGACCAAGTTAAAAAAATGGTTGATGATATTGTTAAACAGTTAAAACAAGAAGATTATGAAGATGTGTCTGGTGAAATTTCTGAACCTGAACCAACACCCGCAGATACATCTCAAGAGTTAGATATGGATACCATTTTAGATAAAATTAATAAATCTGGAATGGAGTCCTTAACAAAGGCAGAAAAAGACTTTCTATACAACCTTTAATTACCTTAATATTTTATCGATATTTATAGTATATGACACGAGAAGAGTTAATACAAGAATATGCTAGATGTTTACAAAATACCAACTATGCTATAAAAACATACTTAGAAACTTACGATAATACCCAATCTAAGTATGTACCTTTTAATTTATTTCCTGAACAGGAAATGATGTTAAAAAATTTCGACAAGTATAACGATAATATCACTAAAAAGTATAGACAGGCAGGGGTCTCAACAGCTACAGCAGCTTGGGTATCTAAAAAACTACAATTTGCTTCTAAAAATAAACCAGAAAAAATTCTAATAATTGCTAATAAATTAGATACAGCGTCAGAATTTGCTAATAAAGTTAGGGGATTCTTAAATCAATGGCCGGATTGGATTAATGTGGGATTCTCAAAAGAAAAAGACTCACAAAAACATTTTAAACTAAATAATGGTAGTGAGGTAAAAGCGGTGGCGACTTCTGTAGATGCACTTAGAGGTTTTACACCTACCACATTAATATTTGATGAAGCAGCTTACATAGAAGCGGGGGATGATTTTTGGGCTGCTTGTATGGCATCATTATCTACTGGTGGTAAAGTAATAGTAATTTCTACACCTAATGGATATGATAAAATTTATTATGAAATATATGAACAATCTATAAAAGGTTTAAATAGTTTTCACATTTCAGAACTTCATTGGCAAAATGACCCTAGATTTACAAAAGATTTATTTTGGGTAAAATGTAAGGATATTGTACATTTTTTGTTAAATAGAGAAGATTATGATGAAAATAAATTTTTACATGAAAAAGATTTAAATAAGTTTGAACCTTTAATTAAAGAGGGGTATAAACCTTGTTCTAGTTGGTTCGAGAACATGGTTAAAAAATTAAAATACGATAGAAGAAAGGTATCCCAAGAATTAGAAAGTGCTTTTTTAGGTTCTGGTGATAATGTAATACCTGTAGAAACAATTGAAAGAATAAAAACCGAAGATATTATGGACCCAGAAGATATGTTTGTAGGTAACCAAATGTGGATTTGGGAAAAACCTATAGAAGGTCATCGTTATATTTTAGGTTGTGACGTGAGTAGAGGCGATGCTGAGGACTTTACATCAATTGTCATAATAGATTTTGATTCCAGATGTCAAGTAGCTGAATATTTAGGAAAAATTCCACCAGACTTAGCTGCGGATATAATATATAAATGGGGAAGTATGTATAATGCTTATGTAGTTACAGATATAACAGGTGGTATGGGGGTAGCGACATCTAGAAAATTACAAGAGTTAGGGTATAAGGATTTATATGTTGAAGGAATGAATAGTGCGGATAAGTGGAAATATCGACCAAATGACGGGACTAAAACACCTGGTCTAGCTTTTAATAATAAAAGAACACAAATAGTAGCTGCTTTTGAAGAGGCTCTTAGACACAAATTTACTATCCGGTCAAAAAGGTTATTAAATGAGATGTATACTTTTGTTTACATAAATGGAAAACCAAACCATATGAAAGGTAAACATGATGATTTAATAATGGCAATAGCAATGGCATTGTATGTAGGTGAAAATTCATTTAGTCAATTACATAAAGCAGATTCATTAACAAAAGCCATGTTAGATAGTTGGGTAACTAGTAATGACACTACCACAGGAGAACCAAATAATAGAAAACCACAACAAACACCAATATTCGGTATACCAGGAAATGCCCCTACTGACGCAAAACAAATGTATAAAGATAATGCATGGTTATTTGGAAAGGGAAGATAAGAAATGATTGACTATTTATATTATAATAAGTATTATTAATTGATATGGCAGAGAACTTAACAATATACCAAAGATTAGGGAAATTATTTGGACCAGCTGGACCTACAGCACAGGAACCGTCCTACCAAAAATTTAAGGTTGGGTCACAGGAAATATTAAAAACCGATAATAAAGCAGAGTTTGAACAACAAAAGTTACAAATGCAACAGTCATTGTACCTTTCTAGTCAATGGCAAAAAATAGATAACGAACTTTACACTAAGTCAATTTATTATGAACCAACAAGATTGGCTTCATACTATGATTATGAGTCTATGGAGTTTACACCAGAAATTTCAGCAGCTTTAGATATATACGCTGAAGAATCTACAACCCCATCAGAAAAAGGGTATATCCTGTCAATTAATTCAGAATCCACTAGAATCAAATCTATATTAGGTGATTTATTTAATAATATTCTGGATATAGATACAAATTTAATTATGTGGATTCGTAACGCTTGTAAATACGGAGATAACTTTGTCTACTTAAAAATAGACCCAGAAAAAGGCATTATAGGCTGTAACCAACTACCCAATATTGAAATAGAAAGAACTGAAGGTCACAGCTACTTAAACCAGATATCCAACGATGATAGTAAAACGCATCAGGTGGAGTTTAAATGGAAAGAAAAAGATTTAACTTTTAATTCTTGGGAAATAGCACACTTTAGATTACTAGGGGACGATAGGAGATTACCTTATGGAACATCAATGTTAGAAAAAGCAAGAAGAATTTGGAAACAATTACTTTTAGCTGAGGATGCTATGTTAGTTTATAGAACATCTAGAGCTCCTGAAAGAAGAGTATTTAAAGTTTTTGTGGGTAATATGGATGATAAAGATGTTGAAGCTTATATTAATAAGGTTGCTAATAAGTTTAAACGTGACCCCGTAGTAGACCCACAAAACGGAAATGTAGATTTAAGAATGAATCAAATGGCCGTAGACCAAGATTATTTTATACCAGTAAGAGACCCTGCGGCGGCAAGTCCTATAGATACATTACCTGGAGCTACTAATCTTAGTGAAATAGCGGATATAGAATATATCCAGAAAAAACTTTTAGCCTCTTTAAGAATACCAAAAGCCTTTTTAGGTTTTGAAGAAGTGGTAGGTGAAGGTAAAAATCTAGCTTTACTAGACATTAGATTTGCTAGAACCATTAACCGAATTCAAAAAGCTATCATTCAAGAATTAAATAAAATAGCTATCATACATCTTTATGTGTTAGGGTTTGAGGATGAACTAGAGAATTTTTCTTTAGGTCTAACCAATCCATCTACACAATCTGACTTACTAAAATTAGAACAGTGGCAGACTAAAATAACATTATATAAAGATGCTGTTGGAGACCCTGGAAGTGGAATAGCTCCTGTTTCAGCAACATGGGCTAAAAAATTCATTCTGGGGATGAGTGATGAAGAAATTAAATTAGATTTACAACAACAAAGATTTGAAAAGGCTGTATCTAAGGAGTTAGAGACAACACCAGAAGTTATAAAAAAGACAGGTTTATTTAATACAATAGATAAATTATATGGTGAACCACCAGCACCAGAAGGTGGAGGTGATGTAGATGCTGAGGAACCTGGATTAGATATGGGTAGTGAAGAAACTGCAGATTTTGACATGGGTGGTCCAGAAACAGAAGCTCCAGGAGCTGGTGAGGAAGTTACTGAACCAGTAGCAGCCGCAGAATCATATAATCAGGAAAAAGGATTACCACTCCTAATGGAAAAAAATCAACTATCACTTAGTGGTTTAGAAGATGTAGTTAGTAGAACTAATCAAAATATTAACACTATTACTGAAAATATAGATGAGTTATTAGAAGATTAGATATATTTATTATAAAAATACATTTATGAAAAATTTCTCTTATTATAAAAATAACATAGATTCTATATTAGAAAATTCATTTAGAGACACTAAAAAATTTAAAACTAACTTATCAGTTATAATGGGTACTATGAAGTTTTCTAAAACTCTTAGAGAATTTTTTACATTATATAACGACATTGAGAGCAAGAAATTTAATGGTATTGATGAAGGTGCAGCTTATGTAAATGAAGCTATAGATTACCTAAAAAGTCGAAAAAAAAATCTACAAAAAGTAAAACCAATACTGGATAAAATAATAGCTGATAGAAAAGAACTTTGTGAAAATAGAACTAATACTATATATGAAAATATAGATAATGTAGTTTTTAATAATAAAGTTACTAGTTTAGAATTGGTTGCAGAATCTAAACAGATTCTAACAAAACACCTAATAACTGAAAAGAAAAAGACCGTAAGTAAAATAAATAATCCAAAAATTTTATCTCACGTATTAAGTAAAAATTATAATGAAGTGTATGGTAATAAGTTAACAGAAAACCAACAAGAAATATTAAAAAATACTTTATTAATGACAGAAGATACATTAAACAAGGAGTTTGATAATGTAAAAGAGATATCATTAACTAAAATAAATTCATTACTCTCTGAGTCAAAAGATGAGACACTTTCAGCTAAATTAGTACAGGTAAAAAACGAAATTAAGACTCTAAAAAATAGTAAAAAATCTTATATTAGGGTTAGGGGCTTGTTAGAGGACTTGAAGTAATTTCCTATATTTTTTATATTTTAACATAGAAACTATTAAATATGTTAAAACAAGGAAGAGAAGTAAAAACACAGATTTCGGATTTATTTAGAACGTCTTACGGGACTGTAGACGTAACATCATTAAAATCATTATTCATTAATTTATCTACTTGGGCAGAGCCTTTGGAGGAGTGTGAAAACTGGTCAGGTAAAGTTAAAAAATTTAAAAATAAAATAAAAACCACTATACATAACAATATAGAAACTTCACTATTCAAACAAATATCTATAGTAGATTTAGATTTAAGAGCTAGTGGGATTAAAATAGGAAAAAGAAGTTTTATAAGGTGCGAAATAACCCTCTTCTTAAAACCTAAACAAAAAATAGATATGAAATCAAAAACCGTATCTGGACCAATACAAGAGATAACAACTAAAGTCATAGAAGATTCTTTCCTAACATCTAGAACGTTTAAATTCTACAGTACCAAAAAATAACACTCACAAAAATACTAGGTTTTTTTATTTCCTATTATATTTATAAGAAAAGTAATTTATGAGAGTTTTAGAAGCTAGAGAATGTGGTCATGGTATTTTAGTAGAACATGACGGATATATATCACCAGATGACAATAAAAATATAATTTCAGAAATGAAGTCTAATGACTTTGGTGGTGAGATATATATGAATGCTATCCTACAAAAATTTGACACTCCAAACAGAAACGGTAGAATATACCCAGAAAAAATACTAAAAAGAGAAAATGAAAGATATCAAGAGATAATAAAAAAAGGTGGGGCTATATCAGAACTTAACCACCCAGAATCTTCTTTGATAGATTTAGATAGAGCTTCTCATATCATCACAGAAACGTGGTGGGATGGAAATAGACTTATAGGTAAATTAAAGTTACTTACATCTCCTGGTTATATAAAAGAAGGTATAATTTCATGTGTCGGTGACCAAGCAGCTAATCTTTTAAGACAAGGGGTCACACTAGGAATATCATCTAGAGGTGTTGGTTCATTAACTAAAAATGGTGAGTACAATCAAGTACAAGAAGACTTTGAGTTAATATGTTTTGATTTGGTTTCATCACCATCAACACCAGGCTCTTACTTATTTAAAGAAGATGAAAGTGCTGATAGTGTTGATGAAACAGGTGAAGTTGTAGAATCATCAAACCCACCACAAGACAATTTTAATAAATCATTATCTATGATGTCAAAATTAGATAATTTTTTAAATAGATAAATTTCCCCTAATCGATTAATAATAAGGATTTTTTACAATCTCAATATATTTATTATAAAACCGCATTTATGCATGCGGCGTTTTATTAATAAACTTATAAAAAAATAAAAAAAACGTGAGTGAATCAATTTTAGAAAAAGCGTTGCTCGAGGCGGAACAGTTGGAAGAAACTATGAAGTCTAATGCAAAAGAAATACTTGCTTCAACTATGAAGGAAGAAATTCAAGAACTAGTAAAAGAATCGTTGAACGAAGACGATTACCTTAAGGAGCAAGAAGAAGAAGAAGAAGTTGATATTATCGATGTTGATGATGAAATGGAAGGTGATGAGCCTGAAATGGAATTGGATATGGTGGGTT